ACGAAGAGCGAGTCCGCCAGGTGCAGACGCTGCTTCGCGATTCGGTGCCGGTGATACAGCGGCTGCGCGAGTCGCTTGTAGACGTTCAGGGCCTGCCGCATGGCACGCCGCCGGAAGCGCTCCTGAATCTTGAGCGGCAGGGTCTTCAGGTGCCGCAGGTGTTCCGGTGCCATCTGCGGATCGAACCGGATGCCCATGCCGCGGCCGGTGTTCATGCCGCGCTGCACGCGGATGCCGCGCCGGGCGTTGCCGGCCATCGCGACCTGCTTGCGCGCGGCGCCTGACTGCCACCAGTTCGGGCCGAACTTGGAAGCCCAGAGCCGCGCCCATTCGGCTTTATTCTGTGCTCGCCATTCGCCCGGCGTCATCGGAAGAGATCCTTGATTGAGGTCGGCGCGGTCTTCGGCGGCCACAGGTAAGCGACCCAGTCCCGCAGCTCGTCGCCTCGCATGGCTCGCACCTCTTCGACGCTGCAGTGGAGTCGCTCTGCGATGCGGTGCAGCAGCCGCATCGCAGGGGTCAAGGGCGCGCCGAAAGCGCCTCTTGAACCTTGAGCACCAGGGCGGTCGCGACGTTCGCGGGCACCTTGCGGGCTTCGTCTTCGTCGCGCAGGAACGGGCGGCCGGACGCGTCGACCAGGAACCGGTGCAAGTACCAGAGCACCACGTCGGGCTTGTCCTTGCGGGCGTCCATCTCGATGACGTCGCCGGCCGTGGGCACAGCGACAAACAGAGCGTTCTGCTCGTCGCCCAACGGGACCGGCGCTCTCGGATCGGTGAGGTTCATGGGGTCGCGCTGATGACCACGTCGCCGACGACCTGGCCGGTGATCGTGCAGCTGCTTGCAGAATCCTGCTCAGCGGAGAACGTGAGCCCGGTGATGAGCGCGGTGCCCGCAACTCTCCCGTCCTTGAAGTCGATCAGGAACATCCCCGGAACCCCGCTAGTGTGGTTACCAAGGATCAGCCCGTGGGCGCTGTGGTCGAGCAGGACCGTGATCGTGAACGTCGCGCTCTTCTTGCCGGCGATGTAGTCGCGGCTCACGTCGGTGCCCATCACCGAGACGTCGATGGTCGCGAAGTTCATTGAGAAGTCGCCGATCGACTGCACCGATCCGAGCGTGACGTATGTCGGGGTCTGCGAGATTGCTGCTGCCCAACCGAAAGTAGCCGCGTTCGCTGAAACTGCCATGATCAGGTTCCGTACCGGTAGTGAATCAGGAAGGTCTGTTCGATCCTGGTCGGTTCGTTCTCGTCGCCGAGATCGAACACCGCTTCCAGGGGTGCTTCGTTCGTGAACCGGACCGCCTCGAGCACCATGCCGGCTGCGGCATGGGCGCCCTCAAACTGAGCGCGGACGGTGTCGGCGAGCGTTCGAGCTGCCGCGTAGGTCTCGGCGACGGCCGTCACGACGCACTCGGCGCCAATCAGGTTGGACGCCCCGTTGAGCAGGCGGATCGGGTCGTTCCGCGGGATCTCGAACGTGAGCGCGGGCATGGCCGTTCCGATCAGCCGCTGCTGCAGGTAGACGCGGCCGCCGACGATCGCCGCGATCGCGCCGTTTCCGCTGAGGATCGAATAGCAGGCGGCCTCAATGCTCATGCGACTTGCGTTGCCTCCACGATCATCACGTCCTCTTCTTCGCGTTCCCGCCTGGTCGCCGTGACCTGCAGCTGCAGGTCGCGGTACTCCAGCACCGTCGCGACGGTGAGCCCGTGGGCGATCGCCGACGGGTAACGCACTCGAATCGAGTACGCGGTTCGCTGCGCGACGCCGTCGGCGTACGGGGCTTCCGCCGCGGTGATCGCCTCGACGTTCGCCGGGATCGTTGCCCCGCGGACAAGCGCGGAGTTCCGCCGGCCCGTCGCGTCGACGGTGGCGACCGGCGTCTGGATCGTCACGCGATGGCGCAGCAGGCCGGCCTGGATCACGGGTCGACTCCCGGCATGAACTCAGGGACCGACCGGTTCGCGATGACCGACTCGACGCCGAACGGCACCGGCCGGAACTGCACCAGAGCGACCGACTCGCGCGTGAGGTAGTACCCAGCGGCGAGCTCGAGCACCGCCCGCACCACGTCGGCGGGCGGGTCGTTCCAGCCGCAGACGTAGGTGATGGTCACGCGGTCCGCGACGTCGGGATCGAGGTCCGGCATCGTGCCGGTGAACCGGAGAACCGGCACCGGCCTCGTCGTGTCGACGATGTACTCGGATCCCGCGAGCGTCTGCGTAGCGCCGTCGCCGTCGACGTACTGCACGCTCGTCACGCTCACCAGCGGCGGGAACGGCAGCATCGAGTCGGTGAACGACCCTAACTTGAGCGTCCTGGTCTGCTGGCTCAGCAGCCGCCGAGACGCCCGCTCGAAGTAGCTCGTCGCTGCGCTCAGATAGAGCGACAGCAGGGCGTCGTCGTCGTCGAAGTCGACGCGTACGTGGCTCTTGAGTAGTCCGAGCGGGATGGGCATGGGATTCCCCTGGAAGACCGGGCTAGAGCTGCCGCGCTACTAGCCCGGCCCTTCCGGGGTTCAGGGGTGAGGGATCAGGTTGTCGCGAGCTTGAGCGTCTTGAACGCGTCGTCGAGCGTGCGGACCGAGTCGGCCCGGCGAACGACGTGAATGTTCACCCGCCAATTCAAGCTGTTGGTGTAGGGGTCGACGAGCATCTCGGTCATGCCGCGGTCGTAGATCTCGAAGTACCGGAACAGCCCGTAGGTCGCGACGACCTGTGCAGCGGTGCTGTTGTTCGCGCCGCCGGGCTGCGGGTGGTACTCGGAGACGTACACCGGGATGCCGCAGAGCGTGCCAGGCACGCCGGCCTGCAGGCTCGGCTGCCACAGGAAGGCGCCGCTCGACGTCGCCTCGCGCATCTGCCGGATCTGCTTGATGAACTTGTCATGGCACAGGATGACGGCGCCCGCGCGGTACTGCGGCGCAAGGCTGTGGAGCCACTCGAAGATGAGCGTCGGGTCGGTGAGCTTCAGGGTCTGCGTCGTGCCGTTGGCGACGGTGTAGCCGGCGGACAGGCCCTGCAGCACGCCGGTCGGCTTTGCGTTGCCGTCGCCGGTAACGAACGCATCTTCCATCAGGCGGCCGATGCGGAGCGTGAGCTTGTCGACCAGGTAAGACTCGAGGTCGAACACGGCGTCGTCCATAAGCTCGCGGTTTACCTGGACAGACGTCGCCGCCTTGTACGCGTCGATTGTCTTCTGGGCGAACTGCACGTCGGCCTGTGTGATCGAGCCGCCTTCAGCGACCCAGCTCGCGGTGCCCAGCGTGCTCTCGACCGCAATCTTGCGGTCGTCGGGCGTGCTGCGGACGGTCGAGATCTGCCGCATGACGTCGCTCTGGTAGAGCTGCTCGACGATGCGGTTCTCCAGGGTCTGAGGCACCACGTAGCCGCCGATGTTGTCGGTGGCGGAACCCATGGTGCGGAGCTCGCCCGGCTGACCCGTTGCGAGGTAGTGGTAGAAGGCAGTCCGGTACTCGTCGGCGTTGTGCTTCGCCGCCGAGCGGGCAGCGGTGGCGATCCGGCGAACCGGCTCGTCGAGGCCCTTGGCGAGCGCCTGCACCTTCGCGGACCGTTCCGCGGTCTTGAACTCGGCGTCGAGCCGGTCGACGTCCGCGAGCACGGCGTCGAGCTTCTCACTCTCCTCAGCGGTGAGAGCGCGCTTCTCGCTCTCGGCCGCCGCCATCAGGGTCTGCGCCTGGGTGATGAGCCGGGCGCGCTCTTCGTTCTGCTTCACTTCACGTAGCGCTTCCTGCGGCAGCTCGAATGCGAACGGCGAGCCGACGTCGGCTCGTCGCGAGGTCAACGGGATCCGCGCCCCTGAGCGCGGCATGGGGTGCGGTGTAGGCCGGCGTCTGCACGACCGAGATCTCGACCAGATCGACGTCGAGCAGCGTGCGGTGCAGCACGCCGTCGCGGCGTTCCCAGCGGTCTTCCTTGGTGCGGAATCCGAACGACATCGAGCCGTCCAGAATGCCGGCTTCCAGCAGTGCCATCACGTCGCGGCCGTACGTGGTGTCCGGCACTTGCATCGTCATGCGCAGGCCGACGCGGTCTTCGGAGAGCGTGAGCGTGTCCGGCGTGCGGGCGAGCGGCCAGTTCGTGTCATGGTTGTAGTACGCCCAGACCCGGCTGTCGGCGAGCGATCGCTTGAAGGCGCCCGGCGCGATGGTCTCGACGAACTCGCCGCGATGGCTCTGCAGCGGTTCGCTCGCGGAGTTGAAGACGGCCGCGTAGCCGCTCAGCGTGCGGCCTTCCGCCTCAGCCTGCCGGATCGCTCGTCGTTCAAGCATTCTGGTCATCGTCCTCATCCGCAGCGGGGTCGGCGTCAGTCTCGGCGTCGTCGGTCTCCGACAGGGTGTTCGCCGGCCGAAGCAGCTCGTCGCCGCCTTCTACCGGGTTCAGGCCGAGCCGCTCGCGCGCTTCGTTCTGTGAGAGCAGGCCGACCTCGACGGCGCTGCGAAGTGCCGACACCTGGTCGCCGAAGCTGCCCTTCAGCAGATCGCGGGTATCCCACAGCAGCCGCTGCCCAGGTGCGAGCAGCTTGCGCCGGACCTCGTCGGACCACATAGCCGTCCAGTGTGCGAGGCACCCATCCCAGTACGAGCGGGTCAGCTCGGTGATCGACGCGAACGTTGACCGGCTGTGCTCGCTCAGGTAGACGACCGGGACACCGAACAGGCGCGACACCTCCTGCACGCCGAAGTCGCGAGACGCCGCGAACATCTGGTCTTCAAGCGTCTGGTTGATGCGCTCGACCCGCATCCCTTCGCCGAGCACCAGGGGCCGGCCGGCGTTCGCCGCGCCGGCGTGCTTGGCGATGAACGAATCGCCGATCGACTGCTGGGCAGCCGCGGACAACGGGCCTGGGTGCACGAACGCCAGCTTCGGGACGCCGGCGTTCCGGTACAGGGCGCCGGCGGTCTTGTCCATCGCCTTCTGCAGGCCGAGCGCCTCTCTCGCCATGCGGACGGGCGATTCGCCCCACAGACCGTCGCCGCCAGGGGCGCGGATATGCAGGATCTCGTCGGCCGCGAGCTCGCCGATCTCGCTGTGCCGGTAGGAGACGACGCCCTGGTGCACGTGCATCGAGACGGTTGTCGGCAGCAGGGGCACCAGCTCCAGCACCTCACCGCGGCCGCTGCGGACGATCTGGGCGAACGCGTTGCCGTAGCGCAGGCACTGGGCGGTCATCGTCCTGCGGAACTCGAACGCGCCCATGTAGCGGTTGGCGTCGAGCGTAAGGATGTCGGTGACGGGCGACGGCAGGGGTTCCATGCCGCGAGCGGTGCCGCTCGCGACGTAGACCGGCAGCCGGCCGAGGTCGTTCGAGACCATCGTGATGGCGCGGTACACCGGCACCAGTCGCCAGGCGGTCTCTTCGGTGACGGTCTCGCCGCTGCTCGCCGGTTCCTGCAGAAGGAACAGCGAGCTCGAGCTGGTGCTAGCCAGGCCGAATGCACGCTTCGCGATGCCCAAGAGACTCAAGCGATACGCGCTTCCTGCGGCAGCTACACCCCGACGCCCTGCTCGTACATGCTCGGGGCCGTCCCACGCGACAGGCTCCAAGCGTGCACGCCCATCATAGCCGCGACGAGCCCGTCGATGAGGCCGCGGCTGCGGTCCTTCACGGGCCGGAAGTTGCCGTTCGAGTCGGTCCAGATCCCGGCGTTCGCCGAGCACATGCGGAGCACCGGGTCGCCGCCGTGCCGGAACCGGCGGGCGACCCACAGATTTTGCCAGTCCTGGGACGCGGCCGCCATCATCTCGAGCGACTGCTTGTGGGTCACGACCGGCACGCCGTCGAGCAGCAGGGTCTCGATGAAGTACGTCGACGCCCATGGATCGACCGCGACGTGTTGCACGTGGTAACGCCGGCAGAGCTGCAGGATCTCCTGCCGGATCGCTTCCCAGCTGACTTCCCCGCCGGGCGTGAGCGTCAGCCGGCCTTCCAGAGCCCAACGCCGGAACGGTGCCGCGTACTGCACTTCGCGCTCTAGGGCGTGCTGCTCGGGATACCAGTACCGGCCGAGCAGCTGCACGACGCCGTCGGTCTGCGGGTGGCAGACGACCAGGGCGCTGAGGTCTTGGGACTTGCTCAGGTCGACCCCGAGCCAGACCTGCGAGCCGTCTGGGATGTCGACCGTCTCGCCGCCGGCCTCGTCCCAGTGCCGCATATCGAGCCACCGGCCGACGACGTCGACCGGGCGACTGCAGTGGAACCGCGTGAACTCGACGCGGCCCATCGGGGTGAGGCTCATCTGGGACCACTGCGCCTGCAGGGTCTCCGCCTTGAGGGACGCCCCGAGCGACGGGTTCGCCTTTGCCCAGGTGGTCGGGTCTTCAATGTCGTCGCCCTCATCGATCCCGTAGAGCAGCGGGAACCAGCTGTCCAGCTGCGTCTCGCCGAGCAGAACCTTCTCTGCCGTGCCGACCATCTCGGGGTAGACGAGGTCGGGGCAGTTGCCGGGCGTCGATATGAGCACGCCCAGGGCGTCCTCACGGCCGACCGTCGAGGTCGTCAGCTTCGTGATGAACCGGCCCCGCCATTCGCTCACCTCG